ATATACTGAACGTTATAAGGGTTCTCATTGGGATCACATTCAATAGGATGGCAGAAATCAACACTAGGCTTAGCATCACAACTAAAATATTCATTCAACATTATCTGTTTACTCTGAAAAGGTGGAGCAGTGGCCTTATATTGGGTTCCCATCATAACTGTACCTAGCGAGGTAGTAACCGAACCCACTGAATCTCCCGAAGTGGACTCAAAGTGGAATACGATTCCTCGCCAGGTGTATTCCTGGAATTGTTGTGCGATTGTAGATAACCAAGGGAAGGAACTAGAGAGACCAGGATTTAAAGGAATACCGGAAGAACAAAGGAAAGTGTTAGCGGTAGATGCGCTAACAATATCCCCAATGTACTCCTTGTGTCTCACTATAATCGACTGACCAGAGCCATGCATCATGGGAATTGCAGGCGAGCCTTTAGCGACTCTCTCTGTAATAGCATTGCGGGCAACTGAATAATCTCCTGTTCCTAACCACTTGGAAATGGAATCCCCTAGGGAATGTCCATAATCGGCGCCGGGATTTCCACCTAGGAATCTCCCAGCCATCGCACCCCCACCTCTCAACATATTTCCGAAAAGATTAACTAATGGAACTTTAGGAGTCTGGGGGGCACGTTTTGCTTGTAACTTTTGCGGTTTCTTTGGAACCGGGGGAGGAAGTTTACCCTTTGAATTTCTTTTTCTTGGCATAGTATTGGATACCCAGAGCCGTCTTGGGGACTGTACATCTAATGGCAACCAAAATTTGGTGATCGCTGTGCAGTCTCTCGGCATTCTGATTAGCACGGAAACCGTTTTAGGATACTTACACCATAAAACCCAATAAAGAAGTATAAATGAACATAGAACACGCTGAACACGAGAAAAAGGACCGGGATTAGGTTCTATTCCTTCAGTGCAAAGGTCTGTCACCGGGGAATCCTTAAGGAAACCAGAATCGATAACAGCCTGCTCTAAGTCGGGGAATTGTGTATGATTTCTCATCTCATACTTAAATTGTCTAAATAAGGTCTCACGCTCTTCCAACGTTCCTGAATGACTTAACAAACGGTACATGGTCTTAGCAGAGTTCTTGGGCTCACCCAAAGGGGATCCAGAGAACTGAGTACTACAAAACTCGAATTGACTCCGAGCCGTTTCCTCATAAAACTTAAGTTTGTGACCTAACTCCTTATACCGTGCTGTCGCATTATCGACAGGAGTACGAAGTAGATCATCTCCCATGGCCATCGCCCAAACAGCTCCGGTCATAAAAGCCAGCAACACGGCTATGTAGGAGTTGGCACTGGACGTAATATACGCTCCAGAAGCCATAATCCCATAGTTTCGTTGGGCTATGAGAGTCCCAT